TTCCTCGACTTGATGCGCAAGGCCGAGCTTGCCCACCTCGCGCAGGTCCACAAGATCGATCTGCCCGAAGGCCGCAGGTCTTGGGACGCGCTCAAAGGGGCAGAGATCAAGGCGGCGTTCATGGCGCAGCGCGAGAAGTGGCTGCGGCCGGCGCTGCTGGCCGACCTCTACCAGAGCGAGATCGGGCCGCCATACGTACCGTGGCACCAATGCGGCGATAGCGATGACCTCGAGGACGCGGCATGAAGCGCCGCCATTGGACGACCGCCGAGGTCGCGCTCCTGCGCCATCTGTACCCGAGCACGAAGACAGCGATCGTCGCTGAACGCCTCGGGCGCTCTCTCTCAACGGTCTGCCAGAAGGCACAGAAGCTCAGGCTCAAGAAGACGCCCGAGTATCTTGCGAGTTCCGATGCCTGCCGCCTGCGCCGTGGCGACAACACGGGTGCCGCCACCCGCTTTGCGCGCGGCGTGGTGCCGTGGAACAAGGGCACACACTTCGTCGCCGGCGGGCGCAGTGCAGAGACGCGCTTCAAGCCCGGCAATCTGAGCGGTCGCGCGGCGCAGCGCATACAGCCGATAGGCGCTCTGCGCATCAATGGGGACGGCTACCTCGATCGGAAGATGACGACCGCAGGCCGCGGCGCTCAACGCTGGACGGCCGTGCACCGCTTGGTATGGGAGGAGGCCAACGGGCCCGTGCCGCGTGGCTCGGTGGTCGTGTTCCGGCCCGGCCGGCGCTCGACCGAGCTGGCAGACATCACGCTCGATGCCCTCGAACTCGTCACGCGCCGGGAATTGATGATGCGCAACACCGTGCAGCGCCTGCCGAAGGAGATCGTCCGCGTCGTGCAACTGCGCGGTGCACTCATGAGAAAGATCAACGAGAGGACCCGCGCATGAAGAACAAGGTGGAGGATCTGCGCAATCACCTTTTCGAGACGCTCGAGGCGCTCAAGGACAAGGACGCGCCGATGGACATCGAGCCTGCACGCGCGATCGCGGACGTCGCCCAGACGATCATCAATTCCGCCCGCGTAGAGGTGGAATTCCTGAAGGCTACCGGAAACACGACCGGCTCCGGCTTCATCACGATCGAGGATGCGTCGACACCACGCCATCCGGCAAGACTGGCAAAGGTGTCGCCGTGAGCGACCAGATATGCGCCAGATGCGGTCGCCCGAAACACCGTGGTCGCTGCAAGGGGGGGGGTAGCGTGAAGCCTGCGACCGACTCTGCCGTCCGCGCGGTCCCGGAGCCAATCAAGCTGAACGGCTCGCTCGAGATCGCTGCCGGCTTCGGCATCCGTGCCTCGCTCGAGAACGGGACGTTGCAGCTCGAGCAGGACCGCCAGCAGGACGACATGATCTACACGCACACGATCTCGCTCGCGCCGCACGAGGCGCGTGAGCTGATCGATTTCGTGGAGCGGCACGTCAACCAAGATCGAACCGAGGAGACCCATCAGTGAACGCCGTCACGAAGACGAACCCCGGCCGCGAGTTCGGCCTTCAACTCGTCGAGATGAAGAGCCACCTGGCGCAGGCCCTGCCAGCCGGGATTGCTGCGGACCGATTCATCCGCGTCACGCTCACCGCAATCCAGTTGCAGCCGGAGCTGCTCGAATGCGATCGCAAGTCGCTGCTGCTCGCCTGCCTACGGGCCGCGAACGATGGGCTCATGCCCGATGGCCGCGAGGGCTCGTTCGTCGTGTTCAAGGACTCCAAGCGCAAGGTGAAACTCGCGCAATGGATGCCGATGTACCAGGGCTTGCTCAAGAAGGTCCGCAACACCGGCGAACTCCGATCGATCAGCGCCAACGTGGTCTATGAGCGAGATCACTTCGACTACCAGCTCGGCGACGAGGAGCGGATCGTGCACAAGCCGGTGCTCGGCGATCGTGGGCAGCCGATCGCGGCCTACGCCATCGCGCACTTGGCCGACGGCGGGATCGCCCGCGAGGTGATGGACGCCGGTCAGATCAGGCAGGTGCAGGCCTCGAGCCGCGCGACGAGCGAGGAGAGTCCGTGGGCGAAGTGGCCCGACGAGATGGCGCGCAAGACGGTGATCCGCCGGCTCTACAAGCGCCTGCCCTCCTCGACCGAGATGGACCGCTATCTGGGCGCCACGCCGGCGGTGGAGCGGGAGATCGCGCCGACCATCGCGGACCAGCTACGGACCGCGCGCCTGCCGGACGCGGAGAGCTACGAGTCCACCGCATTCCATCATGCGGCCGATGCGCAACTGGCGATCAGCGAGGCCGAGGATCCCGAGACGGTACAGCGGATCTACGCGGCCGTCGCGAACGAGCTTGCCGGCCTCGAGGCCGAGATGCCGGAGAGCCTGACAAGGGCGCGTGATGAGCGGCTCGCGGCGCTGGCGAAATGAGCCACCAGCTTTCCACCGTCAGCACCGTCATCGATCTTCTGGCGGTGATGCGGAAGGGTGCGCGACTGGTGCGCGCGGAGCGGTGGGAACTCGGCCAGGAGTACGCCTGGTTCACCTATACCGCCCGGCTGCCGAACGGGGACTTCCATCCGGTGAGCGAGCGCATTGCGATCACGGCCGAGCGGCGCGGACTCGTGACGGTGGAGCGAGCGCCGTGAATCGCCGACGCGCCGAGGATCGGCTGCCGGAAACGCTGCTGCTCATCGTCGTCGCGTGGGCGATTCTGGCGGGCGTACTCTACGCCGTGGTGCCGTGATGTTTCTCACGCGGAAAGAGGTCGCCGAGCTCACCGGCCTTAAGCGCAAAGGGGCGCAGCGCGCCTGGCTGCTCGCGCAAGGCTACGTGATCGAGCTCGACGCACAGGGGCATCCGAAAGTATTGCGCGCCGTGGTCGAGGCTAGACTCGGCGCCGTGGTCACTCATCAGAGACAGCAGCCGAATTTCGGTGCTATCCGTGGGCCGGCATAAGAAGCGCCACAAGCACCTTCCGCCGCGCATGCGGTTCGCGCACGGGGCGTATTACCACGCCGACGCGCGGGGCGGGCGTAAACCTTGGGTACTGCTCGGGAAGACCTACGCCGATGCCATCGTGCGCTACGGGCAGTTAGAGGCTGTCGCCGCGAACCGGCGCGACTTCGATGCGCTCGCCACGAAATACGTGGCCGAGGAACTGCCGTCCCGCTCGGCTACCACGCAGACCGTCTACCGCTCGATGCTGGCGAAACTGCGCGCCGTGTTCGGCGCCGTGTTGCCGGCCGACATCGAGCAGTTGCACGCCTATCGGTACATGGACGAGCGCCGCCTGCCGGTCGCCCGTCAGGAAATCTCCCTGCTCTCGGCCGTCCTGACCTTCGGCGTGCGCAAAGGGTGGCTGCGCAGCAACCCGCTGCACGGGATCAAGCTGGGGACACAGCGGCGGCGGAAGCGATACCTGACCGACGCCGAATTCGCGCACCTGCTGGCCGCTGCGGAGCCCGAGGCGGCGCACGCGATCCGGTTCCTGTACTACACGGCCCTGCGCACGATCGATGCCCGGCGCGTGCGGTGGCGCGACTGGCAGGCGGATGGGCTGCACGTGCGCGTCAGCAAGGTCGGCGCGGATCTCGTCTTCGAGCGCACGCCCGGCCTCGAGGCGCTGATGGCCGAGCTTAAAGGCCGGCGCGTGACGAGCCTCTACGTGCTCTCCGACCGCCAGGGGCGCCCGTGGACGTACCGCCGCCTGTACGCCGCGTGGCAGCGCGTGGCGCCTGAGGATGCGAACCTGCACGACTTGCGGCGCAAGCGATTGACCGACTTGGCTCGCGAGCGCGGCATCGACTACGCGCAGCAGATCGCGGCGCACAGTGACCCGCGCATGACGCAGAGCTACGTCAGCGGCGAGCGAAGGGTGGCGATATGAGCATTGATCTCACTGAGTCCGCCGAGCTGCTCGAAGTGATCGCCGTCCTCGTCGACGCGATGCGCCGCAGCGATCCGGATTACGTCATGACCCACGGTTGCGAACAGTGTTCGGATGAGGACTGGGACACGGCAATCGAAGCCGGCGAGGACGCGATGGAAATGGCTGAATTTTTGGATAAGGAACAGTCGCGTAACAGCGGCACCGGAACTGCCGCAGATTCAGCGACTTAGGTGACGGCGAATTAGTGGGCCCCAATAATGCGGGAACAGCGGCGAAACGCCTTTAATTTGAGCGGAATTACCCGATTTGGTGTTGCCTTCGTTTAGGCAACATCTGGCCGCTAAGGCATTGATTCATGGAGTTAGCGAGATTGGATAGGGAACAGCAAAGCGGACCCGAAAAACTGGCGGTCGGCATGGCGCTCGCCTGGTCTGTCTGGGTTGCCTTCTCTTTGGCCGCCGCCGCGGCATTCCTCTGGTTCAGCTAGTCGACTACGGCCCCTGCTCGCACTCTGACGGCGGAAGCGTCGGCGCCGACGGCGGGAAGGCCTGCGCCTCCGCGGTCTGCTCGAGCCGTGCGCAGAGCCCCAGGCACACCATCGTCAGGGTGCCGATCCGGATCGGCGTGCAGCCGGCGAGGAGCAGCACAAGGAATGCGGCGCGGATCATCAGCCGATCCGCCGGAGGTGCAACCGGCTGCCGGACCAGAACGTCACCGACGTCCCACTCGACGTATTTTGCTTGGCCCGCACCTTGAGCGTGCCGGAAGTGGACACGACGAGTGTCCCGTGGATTACATGCTGATAGCCCGCCGTCAAGCCCATGCTCGCAACCATGGGCATGGTTGTATAAATCTCAGCGGCCGGGTTACCCCCTGAGGATGAGAAGAGGAGCCGTAAAGCGGAGGCTTTCGTTACCGTCCCGCTATAGGACAGTTCCAGACTCATGCCCGGAGTAGCATTCGTCGTGGCTCTGAAATAGCACTCGACCGCATACGTGCCGGCCACCAGGGTCGTTGACAGCTCCGTGTCCTGATACGACGCATTGCTGGTAATGACCAGGTCATTGACCTGCACGATGTCCGCGAAGCCACCCGCCACGCCGACGGATACCCACGCCGCGCCTCCGGCACCGTCTGCCGCCAAGACAAGACCGCTCGCGGCCGCGCCGGAACCGTGATCCGCCGCATCGATCGCCGCGTGGCGCCCCGTGGTGAGGTACTGGGTGTGATCGTCGTCCGCCAATCCGGTCAAGGCGCCGTGATCGGTGGCGCCCGGAACGGGCGGCATCACGCCGGCCTGCAGCTCGACATTGTCGATGTAGAAGCCGATCGCCGAGCTCGATCCGATCACCGCGATGCGGAGCTGATTGCAGGAAAGCCCGCCCGCGGCGAAGGACGACACGGGAATCACAATCTGCTGATAGCTCGTCGTGTTCGCGCTGTCGAAAGAGAAGGTGCCGGTCTTGACCGTGATCGCGGTGCCGCGCTGCGCGCCGTTTTCGCGCAGCGTGAGCGAAAGGGATTTCTGGCTCGGCCATGCCGCCTTGCTGCGGATGTGCAGGATCAGCGAGTTGTAGGTCGCCGGATCGAAGGTCGATCCCTTCTGGAATTGGACGTAGTGACCATTGGCGACGGAAGTACCTTCGACGTCCTTTGTGCCCGCGTAGGGATTATTGGTGCTGGCGACGTTGATGGTTCCGCCGCTCGTGGACGTCGTCCATTCGACGTTCTCGCGGTAGATCGGCTCTACCGTGACGCCCGGAGTAGAAGCCGCCGCCGGGACGTAGACGAAGCTCAGTTCGAGCTCGGAGGCCGGATCGACGTCCGGCCGCTCCGGAGTCGCCGCCGGCGTCCCGGTCACGACTGAGGCAGTGCTCGTGTCGTCGACGATGATCACGTCGATGCGCGGGTTGGTCGCGTCCGCCGTGGCCAGCGTCACCGTTGTCTCGGGCGAGTTGTATTCGGTCCCGGCAATGACGTAGTTGGCCGCAGAGATGAGGAAGCTCAGGCCGCTGGTCCAGGCGACGCCACCGCCGGAGATGAGGTAATTGCCGGTCGCGGCCGTCTCGCCGAGCAGCCCCACGACTTCATCGATCGCCGCCTGCACGTCGGTTGCCGCGAGTCCCGACGTTGTGTTGTCGTAGGTCACATCTTCGGCGTCGACCGGTCCACCGGGCCCGCCGCCGCCGCCGATGAAGAGCACCACGCTGACGTCGGTATTGGTCTGCGGCAGGAGGCCGCTCGAGATGACGGTGACCGGCAACGTCCACCACGCGCCGTTATCCGTCGGTGCGGCGCTCAGCTCGACCCGGATGAATCGCGTGGCATCGAGACGCTGCTGGAACAGCATCTGCGTCCCGGCTTCGAGGAACGCGAAGACGCGCGAGCAGTCGGAACCCGCGCGATTCAATTCGTGAATGTAAATTTCCGTGACGCTCGCGGGTGTCGCGGAATTGAACCGCAGGTCACCGCTGCCGGGATCGCTCGATGTCGTCGACGGATCAAATCGCCACTGACCGTGGATCGATGGCCCGCCGCCGTTCGCCGCGAGCTCGTCGATGGCCTCCTTGACATCATCCGCGACGAGCCCCGAATCGGTGTTGTCGTAGCTGATGGCGCTCGCATCGTGCGCGTCCACGGGGTCAGCAAGGTGCGCCGCAAGCGTCGCGTCCTGCGCGGCGTCGGTCGCGTCCTGCGCCGTCTTGGTGTAGTAGCGCGCGTCACCACGCGCGTCGGTGTGGTACTGGGTATGATCGTCATCGGCAAGGCCGGTGAGTGCGCCGTGGTCCGTGACTCCGCTGCTGCCGCCCCCCGTCGCGAACACGACCGCGAGCTCGACATTGGCTGCGGGCAGTGTCCCGCTCGCGTTGATGGCGACTGGCAGCGTCCACCAGGCGCCGTTGTCGGTGGGTGTGCCGGATAGTGTCGCCCGGATGTATTTCGCCGCGTCCGTGCGGTCCTGAACGACGAGCTGCGACCCACTGGCGAGCAGCTCGAGGACGTGCCCGTAGTCCGTGCCAGGTCGCGACGTCTGGCTCAGGTAGAGTGCCGTGACGGCCGCCGGCGTGGCGCTGTTGAAGCGCACATCGCCAGTTCCAGGGTCAGCCGCTGTCGTGCTCGTGTCGAAGCGCCACTTACCAGCGAGCGAGATCCCGTCTGCCTCCCACGGCGCCGCACTCGTCGTGCCGTCCGCGTTCAGCACGACCCAGGTCGCGGAGCCCGTGTCGTAGATCAGCGTGCCGGCACCGACGTCGACGAACTGCCACGCGCCCTCATCCTCGTCCCAGACCGCGACTTCACCATCGTGGCCCGACCATGCGCCCGTGGCGCCCGTCGGGACATAGTAGGTATCACCGTCCGCCGGCGAGCCAGGAGGCGTCGTCGTCGTGGTTGACTCGACCGTGCCGCTCGAGCTCGTCTCGTCGTCGGGCTCCGGCGGGCGCGTTGGTTCTGCATCGACCGGGATCGGCGTCGTGTACGAGGAAACCGACAGGCCGAAGACGTCCTGCGCGATGTCGATCTCGATCGAACCATCCTCAAGCGTGCCCTTGCGGATCGCCATGACCCGGTGCACGGACTCCGAGATGCCTTCCTTCTCCCAGGTGAACCGGAACACGTCGCCCTGCTGCAGCGCCCAGGCACGCCGGCTGCACCGGATCGTGCCGCGACCGAGTGAGGTCGAGCGCATCGCGAGCTCGCGCGCCGCCACAGCCTTGGCGACGTCGTGATTGCGGATGCCTGAGAAATCAACCTGCTGCGAGACGACCCCGCCCTGCGCGCGGATGCTGCCGAGATCCTGGACCGTGATGATCGTCGACTTGTAGGAGTCCGGATCGGTGTAGGAGACCGACAGCTCGTTGACCACTTCGCCGAACCCCTGCCGTGCATAGCGAATGAGCTCTATGACGGAGGATTCGTCGATCAGCTCGAGGTCGTCGGCCTCGTAGTTGTCGCGCAACAGCGTGAGCGTGTACTTGCCCGTCGTCGGGTCTTGCCCGAGCACCATTCCGGCGTGCGAGCAGACCTCACCGAGAAACTCCTCGATCTTTTCCGGGTGGACCCACTGGAAATTGAGCCCGAAGTTTTCCTCGACGAACGTGTCCGCCGCCGCAGTGAAGCTCGCCTCGTTGATTGAGGTCGTCGGTTCACCGTAGCCGAAGTCGGAATTGGTCAGCACCTCGTAGATGATGTGTGCCGGATTCATCCCGCCGTCGACGGTCACGGCGGCCGGATACCAGGTGTCGCCCTGCCAGCCGGCGGCCGTGCGGCGTACGACAAACGCGACAGGCTTGATGTACTGTGACCGGCCGATGTAGCCGCCGTGCCAGACGATCGACAGCAGCCCCCGGTAGGCCGGCAGCGGGGCACCTAGATTCGCGAGCAGGTAAGGATCTACGGGCTGCGTGTCCTCGCCCATGCGGACCCAGAACGTGCCCTGCACCCCGCCTTCCGATTTCTTGCCGCCGAAAAGCCGCGGCTCGTCGATGGCCTGCAGGCCGCTCGAGGTGGCGTTGCCAGTCCACGCGGCCTTATCGTCCCAGTCCCACTGCAGGAATGCATCGACCGGGCCAAAACACAGGGCGAAGTGCAGACCAATGTTGTAGCGGTAGCCGATGGTGGTAGACGAAAAAAGCGAGCTCTGCGTGATCGGAACCTTGCTCAGGTCGCCGTACCAAATGACGTTCGGCCCGGTGATGCGGATCGTCCCGAAAACGACCGGAATCGCGCGGCCTTCCTCGGCCGTCGGGACCTGGAAGTCTTCGAGCGCCGCAGACTTCGGCCGCGGCGGCCGCGGGGCAAGGGCGATCGAAATGATCGTCGCGGCGACCATCCACAGCGCCTGGACTACCCACGCCGGCCAGACCATTAGAAAACGCTCCCGCCGCCGAAGGGGTTTTTGCGCGGAATGTTCGGGAAGCCACCGTAGTTGGCCGAGTTGGCGAACTTGCTATCGCACGTCTCGAGGTCGTGCGCGCAGCCGGCGGCGACGATCACGTCCTCGCCGGCGACCAGGTCAGGAATCCCATGCGTCAGCTCGATCTCATTGCCCTCGTGCCGGCGGATGCCGCGGTACTCGAGCCGGCCGCCTTCGGCCTGCCATTCGAAGTCGCCACCCGCGTAGTAGCCGTCCGGCTGCAGGGCGAAGGTCGCCGACTGAATCACGGCGTCGTCAACGGATGAGAGATTCGCAGTCGCAGAGAAGCTGAGCTTCACGGCGTTGCATTTGCGCAGGCCCGAGGAATAGAGGACGTGTGGACAGGCGCGCCCGTAGGATCGCGTGAGACCGAGGCGCCGGAAGCCGGTGAGCGTCGGCTCGCAGTGGAGCTTGCCGCGCAGCGAGCCCTCGGAGGCTGAATCGACGACGCGACCGCTCCACAGCATGGCCCGTTCGGTATCGCCCGAGAAAATGCGGTAGATGACCAGCCGCACGACGTCTGACTGAGGCACCGGCCGGAACAGATTCATGATCGCGAAATCGCGGGCGCACTCGATGTCGACCGGCGAGCGGGCCAGATCCCCGGAGTCCTCGATCTCCGTGCGCTTCAAGCTCGCCGCGGCGAACAGTTCGGTTCCGGCATAGAGAAAGTCCGAGTAGTGCGACGTGAACTGGTAGACCGTCACGCCAGATGTGAACTCATAGAGCTCGATCGGTTGCGCGTCCTGTTCGCTGCGCTCGTAGCTGTCAACGCTCATTGCGGGGTCCGGTGAGGGTTAGCGTCGTTTCCGCCAGGCCTGCAGTGGGCCATTCGATGTCGACCTCATCGGCGTCGAGCCTGGCGAACATCATCCACGAGATGAGCGCGACCTCCTCCGGATCGACCGTCGTCCCGAGTGCGGAGCTGATGGTCATGCGCTCCGTCGATTCGTCCACGACGACGAACACGCTCACGCGCCGGTAATAAACCGTCCCGTCGATGAGCTCGATGCGGATGTCCTTGCGGTGGACGTCGGCCCCGACGAATTGCGTCAGGCCGCAGGCCTCGACGTCGATGTTCACTTCCGCTGGCCCGATCTGAGCCACGAGCCGCAGATCGGAGGAAAACGTCGGCACCCAGATGCCCTTGAAGCGGCCGCGGCGGGAATAGAGGAAATTGCGTTGCTCGCCGACTTCGGCGCGGCCGAAGGCCGACCAGAGGAATGAGTGCACCGGCTCGGACAGATTGGAGCGGTCCTGCAGCAACACGGTCCCGGTCAGGTTGTCGAGGATCTCGACCTGGCGGCGGAAGTCCGCGCCCGGATGCTCGCGCCAGTTTGGCAACTGCTCGAGGATCGGCTGCCCGCGGTAGAGCGGTTCAGCGTCGGTGTCACGTTCGATCTGCTCGATGGTCTCGAAGCTGGCTGCCCCGGTCGCGTGACCCGTGGTGAACCGGGTCAGTCCCTGCGCGCTTTGCAATCGTGCCTGGCGCGCTGGGTAAACCGTCGTCCCGTAGCCCCAGTCGAAGAGCAGCGGTCGCGCGATGTCAATCGTGGTGGCGTTGACGGCCTCGATCTCAAAGGACTCGTAGGTCAGGCCGTCCTGAGATAGCAGGATGCCGATGCCGCCGACGTGATAGTCACGGGTTGCCGTCGTGACGGGGATAGAGATCGCGCCGGCTAACAGCGGTGCCGTCAGCGGCTCGCCGTCGACGAATATCGGCAATGCCCAGATGCGGGCGCCCCAGGAATAGAGCTCGTGTTCGACCTGGCGGCGCAGCCGACCGTCGACGTCGAAGGTGAAGCGCCATGTCTGCCTAGGACCGGCGCGCAGTGCAATGCGCTGCTCCTCACCGGACTCCACGCGCTGTACGTCCGTCAGCCACGACAGGGACTCGAGTACCGGGTCGATCCAGTTCGGCGCCGCGCGCCACACGACGATCCGGACGCCGGTAATATCGACCGTGATGTCGCGGACGTCGGTGTCGAAGGTGAGGTCCGCATCGATCGTCGGCGGACCTTCCGTCGAGATCGAGAGCTCGTATATCAGTTCCTCCCACGGCCGCAGCGTGTACGGCGTGGCAACAGGCTCGGTGAGCGACAGGCCCTCGCCATTGGCGAGCGTGACGTCGTTCAACAGCCGATCGACGAAATAGGTCGAGAAGATCGACACCTCCCGCACCTGGGTCGATACGAGATTGCCGAGCGCGATCGTCATCGGCGTGACGTGGATCTTGTTGTACCAGTGCAGCCAGCCGTAGGCATCGGCGATGACGCCGGTCTGAGGATTTTGCGGCTCGGGGACGGGCTGCGTATCGTTGTGCACGCCATCGTCGGCAGCATCGACCAGCCACAATTGCGGGTCACCGATCGTGTCGCGGGAGCCCAGGTCCGGATTCGTCGGCTCGCTGGTGCTGATGGAACCATCGGCCTCATAACCGGCAAAGGTCGCCATGAATCAGGTCCGCAGGTAGGCGTAACCGTAATGGCTGCTCGAGGGTGTGCTCGAGGGATTCGCTCCGCTCGTGTCGGTGCGCGCGACCACCGGCCACAACTGCCAGTCGTCCCCACCGATGGAGAGCATTTCCCCAGGCGTGAAGTTACGCAGCGACAGATAGCGCATCGCGGGCACCCGGCCGACCGGCGAGCGCAGGCTGTCGGAGCGATTGACGAACAACTCGAGCGGCCAGAGCGGCGTGCGAAGGTTCCACCGCTGGTAGCCGACCGATGTCTGCCCGCGCCATTTGCCGTTGAATCGCGATACGCCAGTACCAAGTACCGTCGCTATGTGACTGTCCGCGCTATACACATGTGCCCAGTTCGGCGACACACCGTCGACATCGCAACGGAAATGCCCTCGGTCGCTGCGATTCGTCCCCGTATCGCAGATATAGCGATGATTACTGCTGGCAGTGTTGTTGGTATCGTCGGACGTCGTGTCGTGGTAGACGGAGTCGGTATAGGCCCCACCCGTATAGCTGCCATACTTGATGAGGTCGGAGATGATGAAATGCCGGTAAACACCGGCTGACACTTCGACCACCGCGGCCAGCAATGGCTTGCTTTCTTCCATCTCGGCATAGAAGTGATAGGCGGTGTACGGCCCGGCGCCGATGTTGCAGACGTGCGAGACGGACGCGGCATCCGTCTGCGCATTCCAGGCCGCGCCTGCGTTGTACGTGACGGCCGCACGACCATCGAGGGAGTCCGCATCGCCATTGACGCCCACGAGCACGGCTCCATTGATGAACACGCGACCGCTCGCCGGCGTGTTGACCGTCCAGCCGTTTGCGGCAGCGAAGGTAGCGAGGTCGCCGAGCAGATCCGAAGGGTCGCTCGCGGTCCCGGTTTGGTACGTCATGCTCGCCTATTCCTCGAGGACCATCGCGTAGTTGTAGCGTGACGTGCGAAAGCAGTCCTGGAAGACCTGATAGGTCGCGCTCCCGATCGTGATTTCATCCTCGCTCGCGGTAGAGAAACCGCTCAAGGCGAACGCACCATCGAGCTCGCCGTAAGTGTCGTCGTTGGGTGATGACCCAGTGAGAATCAGCGGGAACCGCGTATAGGATCCATCGACGTTGTCGCGCAGCTCGCGAAACCGATCGCGCGGCTCGTCGGTGCCGTTCTGGTCCTGGTAGGGGTGGATATTGAGCGACGTCGAATCGCTCAGCGTGCCGCTGTTGTCGAAAAAGTTCGCGACTGCCTGCCACGATCCGGACGGCAACAGGATCTGGGCCCCAACGCCAGGATCCCAGAAGTTGCGGAAGTTGTGCGTCGTGGCGGAAAAGCGCACCGCCGCGCTGTATGGCATCCCGAGGTAGTACGGCTGACCGTACTCGCCTGGCGTCCCGTACTGCAGGAACTTTCCGAGGTAGCTCGCGGTGTACACCGTCGAGATCTTCGTGACGACGATGACCCGTTGCCCGTTGGCGTAGAACCAGAATGGGATCGAGGTGTCCCACGTCGGGTGGAACCGGGTAGAGGAGGTCCCCGGCTGCGCCGTGTGCGCGAGACCGGCGTCGTAGGCGCGGAACATCCAGCCGTAGAAGCCGAACGTGTCGACATCCTCGTCCGCATAGAGGCTCAGCCCGACGTGGATCTCGTCGATGCCGCCGAGTCCCGGTGCCTCGAACAACACCGAGCGAGCCCCGGTGTCGTAGTCGAGCTCGGTCCAGTTGACGCCGGTCCCGAGTCCCGTCGTCAGGAACGTGCGCAGCGTCTCGAACAGGTCGTCGTGATCGCTCGCCGTGCCGAATAGGACCGCCATCTAGCCCCCCACGATGGATTTCAGCGCACGCGAGTTGCGCTGCAGCTTGCGGACCAGGAACCGGTCGAAGTCCTCGGTCTCGAGGTGCTTCATCACCAGCCCAGGCTCGAGCCCGACGACGCCGGCGAAGCCCGCCTGCTTGGCGGCCGGCGTACTGGCGCCGATGCCGGCAGCACTCGCCGCCTCGATGACGCCGCCAGAGGCATAGCGGGGCGGCCGGCGCAGCTCGGCGCGCGAGGCGATGATCCCGGCGTTCAAGTCGTGCAACAGGGCGAGCATCCCCGGCCGGTTGACGACCGCTGCCCGCACGACGTACTCCCCGCTGCTCACGAGCAGCGGCTTTCCCGTCGTCGTGATCGCCGCAATGCTGTCGCTCGTGCCAGTGCCTGGCCCGCGCAGGACGCCACCTGGGGTCGCATCAATGGCGCCGCCGCCGGCGTAGCCGATCAGGCCGCCGCGCTTCATGGGGCCGATACCACGACTGGCGAGCGCCGCCCCGGAACCACCACCACCCCCGCCGAAGGCACCCATCGCCGATTTGAGGAGCTGCGTCATGATGTAGGTCGCGAGCATTTCCGACGCCATCCGCTGCAGCGAGCCTGCAACCGTCGAGGCGAGCGAGCGAAAGACATCGCCGACCGACTCGAACTCCTGCAGGTTCGAGAGGACATCGGTCAGGCCGCCGTGCAGCGCCTCCTCGGCGCCTTCGCGGAGCGTCGCGAAGCTGTCTGAGGCGTGCAGAACGGACACCTCGACCTGCCGTATCTGGTCGTTCAACGCCTCGGCCGCCGCAATGGCCTCAGGATCGCCGCTCGCCTCCGCCGCGGCCGTCGCCTGCGCCGCGAGGTCGCGCAGCACCTGGAGCCTCTCCTGTTCAATGGCGAGGAGCTGTTGCTGGCCCTGGTACTGCGAGAGGATGCCGAGCTCGACGTCCTGCTCGATCCGCGTGCGCACCCGGGCGAGATCCTCGAGCGACCTGCCCGCCTGCGTGGAGAGCTCTTCGAACTTGATCCGGGAGGCTTCGATCGACCGCACGCGGGCGATTGCCGCCTCGTCCTGCTCGGTCACGCCGCCCGTCGCAAGCGCGAGGATCTCGCGCTGCTTGGCCAACTCGGCATCGAGCGCCCGCAGCTTCGCCTCGCTGCCCTGGCCGCTCGCCTTGAGGATCTGCTGCTCGATCTCGAAGCGCTCCTCGGCCGCCGACTTGTCGAGCCGTTGCTGCTCCTCGGCCGCGCGCTTCGCTGCTTCGGCTGCCTGCTTGGCCTCGGCTGCGCGACGCTCGGCGGCCGCGGCGGCTTTCTTGGCACCCTCCTCCGCCGTGCGTTCGGCCTCGAGCTTGGCCTTCGCCGCCTCGATCTGCGCCTGGACGGCGGCGGATTCCTTCGCGGCGGCCTCCTCGGCCACTTTGGCAGATACTTTCTGCTGATCGAGGTAGATCTGCCGCTGCTTGATGACCTCGGCGAGGTCGGACTTGATCTTGTCGAACCGCTCGCCACCCTCGGCACCGCCCATCAGTACCGATGAGAGACCCTGCAGGGCGGTGAGCTGCCCCTTCAGCTCCCGGATCTTGGCATTGAACTCGTCGAGCTTCTTGTCTCCGGTGCCAAGAATGGCGAGCGAGAGTTCGCCGAGCCACGACTGGATCTTGCCCTGCAGCGTCGCCTTGAGGCGCTTCGCCGCCTCGTCGAGACGCTCGACTCCCACGACCGTCGACTTCTGCAGCGTGATGCCAAGCCTGTCGGCCTCGACCTCCATCGCCGCGATGCCTTTCGATCCCGCGATCAACATTGGGATCATGTCGGTGCCGGCCTTCCCGAACAGCTCGAACGCAATCCGCGTCTGGTCGGCCGGATCCTCGATCGCCTTGAACCGGTCGGCGATGATGCCGAGCTGCTTGTCGAAGTTGAGGCCCTGCAAGTCCTTGGCGGCCAGCCCGAGTCCCGCGAGCGCGTCCTGCGCCTTCTTGCCGTCCTCGCCGGCCGAGCTCAGGTTGATCTGGAACTTCTTGATGCTCGCCGCGAGCGGCTGCAGCTCGACGTCGAACTGCTTCGCGGCGTAGGCGAGCCGGGAGAATTCTGTCGCCGAGATGCCCGCCACCTTGGACGCATCCACGATCGCATCGGCGGCGACAAAGGCCGACTTCGCGATGCTCGTCATGCCGGTGACGACGGTCGCGACGCCGATCGTGGGCAGCAGTGACTTGAAATCCTTGAACGCGCCTCCCAGGACGCCGACGCCCTTCGCGGTCTTCTTCGCCTCGCGCTCGACCTGGCGCATCGCGTCGACGACGTCGCGAACGCCATCGGCCGAGAGCCGGACGCGGACCTGTGCGGCAGTGCTGCTCATTTCAGGATGCGCGGAACCTTGGGAGGCTTCAAGTTCTTACCCGAGTGCGGCGCGAGGATTGCCCACATCGTCTGCGCGTGCCGGTAGCTCGCAAGCGCCGAGTCCTTCCAGCATTCGATGAACGCGAGCAGGAGCTCGCGCACCGGCCAGCGTTCGATCGCCTGCATGCGGTCGAAGTCGCTCCGTGCGACCTCGCGCGCGAGCGCATAGAGCTCGCCATCTAGGACGCCGCGCTCCGCCCGCTCGGGTCGGCTGCCGCCATGGCGCCGTTCGTAGACTTGAGGGAAGTCTCGAGCGAGTGAAGCGCACGCCGAAAAAAACCGAGCAGGCACTCCATGACGAGGACGTCGACGAGCTGCCGGTCCTCCTCGGTATTGAGCCCTTCCAGGAATGTCTCGGTCTCGGCGGCGAGTTCCGTCGACCAGTCCGCCTCGGTCTTGCCCTCCGGCAGCACGAACGCGGCCAGGAGCTTGCACGCCTGACCGCTGTCGATCACCGCCGCGTGCAACTCGATGACGTAGGCGGCAGGCTCCTGCCCATCGACCGGCAGCCGGCGATCGAGTCCGCTCGCGCGGATGACCGCCGAGAGCCGGTGGTGATGGCGAACCGTGCGCCGCTCGAGGTCGGCAGCGATGTACCGCCGACCGCCGAGGACGTAGACCTCGGGCACCGGTTACACGCGCTCGAGCGTGAAGAACGGCTCGGTCGGATGGTTGTTGGAGTCCGACAGGACCGCGAAGCGCAGCGAGAACGACGAGTAGTCATCCGAGATGAACTGCATGTCGCCGTCGGAGGCCACGCTCACCTTCCAGACCGTGAGCTTGTCCTGCGCCGCGTTGCCCTCGGTGTTGGCGTCGTCGGCCTGGTAGGTCAGCTTGTAGACCGGCGAGGCCACGACGCCGCCGCGGACCTTCTGCACCGTCGCCGCCGGCTGATCCCAGGTGATCGAGAGATCGTCCCCCGTCGCGATGGTGCCGCCCGACAGAATCGTGATCTGCCCGCTCGCGGCGTTGAGCAGGTAATCGGTGTCGAGTGCCTTGGCGACCGAGCCCTCGCTCACGACGACGTTCGTCACGTTGAGCGCGCCGAGCGAGTAGGTATCGCCGGCCGTGACGTCCGTCAGTGTCGCCGTGCCCGCACTCGAGACGGCCTGCGACACCGTCGTCGTGTCGCCGGACATGAAGAGCTTGAGATTGTGCATCGTGTGCTCGTCGCACGCGGCCACGAGCTCGAACGCCTGCCGGATCACGCGCCGGTCGAGCAGCGGGCTCGATGCTTCCGTGCTCGAGTATTTCTCGCGCGTCTCGTTGCTGCTGTTGAGCGCGAGCGAAGTGACGTTGCCCAGGAACGTGCCCATATGGGCGGTGTTCGGTGGCGTCGACCCGCTCCACGGTGCGAGAAACACGGCACCCCGGCCGAGCTTCAGGTTTTCGGCGTTTGCGTGATAGGACATTGCTTGACTCCTCAGAGGTTACTGCGCGCGCTCCGGGTCGTCCCGTCGCGACTGGTAATGCACGATGGCCTGCACCGCCGCGGCCCCGTGCATCTGGGCGCGCTGCGCAAACTCGTAGTCGACGGACTGGATCAGGCAGTCGTGGACGTCGATCGACACGCCCTGGTAGCGCGCGAGCACCTGCTCCACCCGCGCAACGTAGGGATCGAGCAGCACGTCTGGATCGTCGCCCGAGATCCGCACCTCGACGGTGATCGCGAGCTCGCGCAGGACGAGCGGGCCGGGCCGATTGGTCGCCGGTTGAACGACATCGCGCACCGGAAAGACCGAAATCGCTGGCAGCTCCTCGTTTTCGAGCTGGTGCAGCCGCAGCCGCGAGGCCACCGGAAACCCGCTCGGCGCGTCGGTGTTCAACGCCGTCACGATCTCCGTGACGATCTGGGTGCGCAGCGTGGTCATTCGGAGCAGAGCAGGCGGGTCAGTTTCCCGTCGCCCTCCTTGAGCCGCTGGCGCACGGTGAGCGTGCGGCTGTCGAGCACGAACGAATCGCCCACGAATAGCACCGGATAATCGGTGCGCGTGACGACGGAGATGTACTCGCCCACGTCCGCCGCCTCGAACCGTCCGGTGTTCACGAGCTCGTCGATCTCATCGAGCAGGCCAGCTTTCTCGTACACGACCGAGCCGACGAGGATGTCGACGCCGAAGTCGCTGAAGAACACCGGCAGATCGTCGTCAACGAAGGACATCCGTCACCCTCGCGCGCCGCTGCTCCACGAGCCGCCGCGCGTCGTTCGTCGGCAGTTCCACCACGTCACCTGGCGCGAGCGGCTGCCCGCGCACCTTCGTCGCGACCTTGATCTGCACCACGGTCCCGCCGGCCGCCTTGAGCAGCGTCGCCCGCTCCGGCTCGACGTAGGACGGGAAGAGTTCCGCCGGGTCGTACGGCGGCACGAGCTCGGCGAGCGGCCCGCCCAGGCTGCGCACCGTCGCCGGCACGGCATCGAAACAGCGACGCCACGATCGCAGTTGCGATTCGACCGTCCGCCTTGGCCCAACGGCCGGCGCGGGCGCGCCGTCCCAGTAACGGCCACTCCGGTACAGGTCCATCCCGCACAGCAGGATCGGATAGCCACCCATGAGCCACGCGGCCCAGACGGCATGCTGCGAGGAGAACCCGAGCAGCGGCTGATCCATGACCCGGTACGTCGCCCACGGCAGCGGGCCCACGATCGGCACGCCCGTCGCCTCGAGCCGCGTGCGATGCTCCGGCGGCTTGCTGTCGATCGCGACGATGTAGTCGCAGCGTGCCAGCGCGCAGGCGTGGTGATTCACGGAGATCAGCACGCAGCCGGCCGGCAGCCGGCCGAATTGCTCCGGCAGGCTGGGACCGGCGCCGAGGATCGCCACCGGACGGCCGGCGTGCGCCAGCACGAGGTCGCGGAAGTTCACCGCTTCGGAGGACGGCCTGGTTTGCGTGGCTCGATCACATGCCTCACCGGAGCCGGGGCGGGAGGTCTTTCCTCCGCCCGCGCCGGCTTGCCGCCCACCAGTTCCGCAGCACTTTCCGTCGTCATGGGACCGGAGTCCGGCGGCTCCTCCTCCACCGGCTCCAGCTTGCCGATCCACGCGAGCTCCCGGGCCGCTCGGTCCGGGAGCTCAATCGTGGTGCCGACTTCCTGGCGTTCCCCGCCGACGAGGAACGCCCGCAGCACTCGCGCTTTCATGGGCGTCAGGTGATCGTCGAACCGTAGGAGAAGGCCGCCGGATAGCGCAGCCCGACGTCGCAGGTGTACCAGCCGCGCACAGCCGTCAGTCCGCGGGTGAAGTCCGAGAACGGATTCGTCATCAGCTCGAGGACGCCCCATTCGGCCAGGATCACCGACGGCCACCAGCCGAAGAGCATCGTGGCCGTTGCCATCTGGTTGCTCGACATCGCCGGGAAGTTGAACAGCGACCCATCGAGCAGATTGCCCTTCCACAGGCGCTCCGTTCCGGTCGACGGCAGCTCCGGACGAGCCGCGAGCAGCGCGGCCACGGCCGGCGTCGTCACGTAACCACAGCCCGGCATGAGCGCGTTTGCCGCGGCCACGTCGCTCTGGAACTCCAGGATTCCAGCAGCGGCGAGCGAGGTGCCCGTCACGGAGCCGACGCCCACGGTGCCGACGATGCCCTGCGGCTGACCATCGGCATTCGTGCCACGCAGGATGCCGACGTCGACCGCCAACGCGATGTCACGCGCGATGGAGGTGAGCACCAGCGTCTCAGCATCAGGCGTCGACTGCTGCATAAGCTGGTGCGAAAGCTCCGTGAGCGCGGCCACGTTCTTCGGCGCCAGGGCGAGCTGCCCGATCGTCGGCTGGCTCTCGGTGATCTGCGTCGCCTCGTCCGCCAGCCAGTAGGCCGTATTCCCGGCCGTCATCTTCGGGATCGTGACGTTGCCCTTGAGGCCCGACAGCCGCGTCGCCCCCATGCGCAGCGCGACCGAGGTATTGCGCAGCAGCTCGATGAAGTTGCTCGCCAGGTTGTCGGTGCCGACGAGGTACTGCGATCCGGACACGCCCGCGACCGTCATGTCGCGCTTCTGGTGCTGCGGAACCTCGCGCAGCAGCACGTCGAGCGGCACGAAGAAAGCCGTCTCGGCACGCGGGATCTGGTTGAGGCGCGCCGCGATCGCCTTGTTGCACTCGAGCTCGAGGCCGGCGTCCTTCCAGTTCTTGTTGGTGGCCGCGCGCAGTGCCCGCATGAGCGAGTAGCGGCGCGTCTCGGCCCGCGACAGGTCGAGCATCGCTGGGCTCTCCGGATTCGTCCGGCCACGCTCCTCGAGGATCGCGATCAAATCGTCGGCGACCTTGTCGAGATCGGCGCCGCTGTCGATCCAGGTGCGCTCGTACCGGTCGTCCAGCCGGTTCGCCCTGCAGATCTTGGCGATCGCCGTCTTACGGGTCTTCTCGAACTCCACCGGATTGCTCATCCGGGTCTCGACTTCGGCGCTTGCGCCCGCCGGGGCGTTGACCTGGTCGGTCATGGCTGTGCTCCTGTCGGCGGTTTGCGCCGGGTTGATGGAACGAACGGAAACTTCGAAGTCCTGAACACTGGAACGGCCGATGCCGACCGACGGGTCCGCGGGCACCGTGACGATTGACGCCTCATACGGCTCCCAGTCGGTAACGCGGAATTCGCCGCTCTTGCGGTCCTCCTCCGCGTCATGGATCCGATAGCCGACCGAAACATTGCGCAGTCCGCCGGCGAGCATTGCCGCCACTTCGCCCGCGCGGCCCGTGTCGAACAAGTGAGCATCGACGAGCAGGCGCCCGTCTTCGAGCCGGCCAGCGTCGACCATGCCGATCGGGTCGTCCCAGTTGTGGTTGAAGAGCAGCGGCATCGCCTGACGGGATAGACGGCCCATGCGGACCGCACCGTCCTCGTGCGACAGGATCTCGGTGCCGAAGAACCGCTCCACCGGCTCGCTGGAGGAGAGCGCAAAGCTCAGCCGCTGCGCCTCGCCCTCCTTGCGCGTTTCGAGCGCGCACAGTTCAGCCTCCCGCAACTGCAGCGGGATCGATCGCTTTTCCGTCATCGGTTATCTCCTCAACGCGACGATGAGCGCCGCATCCGGCTCGGACGCGGTCTCGTCCGACTCCGGTGCTGGCGTCGGTGCCGGTTCTGGAACGGGTTCTGGCTTGACGTAGTTCTCGGGCGAGGTGTCGAAGCTCAGGTCGGCCGCCTCCATCTCGTCGAGCTCGCGGCGGCGCTGCTTGAGCACTTCGTCGAGATCGCGGCCGCCACCCGTCTCGGCGATCACATCCGCAACCGTCGTGAACCCGGCCATGACCGCCTGCTTGTAGGCTTCGACTTCCTTGGTCGGATCGACCCACTGCCAGCCGCGCGGCTTGAACGAGACGGCCTCGAACTTGGCAGGCGCGGCGGCATACTCGGCGAACGGCAATCCCGCAACAGCCCGCGCAGCCGTGGCCTGCTGCAGCCACACCCGATGCAGCGGCTCTCGGAAACTGCGAACGAACCACTGCTGCACGGCGCGCCAGGTGTCGCGATCCTCGAGCAGCGCGAGGCGCGAGCTCGAGTAGTTCGACTGCGAGTAGTCCCGCGACAGGCTCTCGTAGGAGGTGCCGACGCCGGCGGCCATCTCGCGCAGCATGTAGCGCAGGAACGGATCGAGCGCGGTGTTCGGCCGGTTCGGGTTGACGAAGTTGAGCTTCTCGCCGGGCTTGAGCTTTTCCAGGATTCCCGGCTCGAGCGGCAGTTGGAAATTCCCGTCCGACTGCTCCTCGCCGAGCGCGCCCATCTCGTCGGGCGTCTCGATCGTCCCGAAGTACATGGACGCCGCACGGGCCGCCACGATTTCCGCCTCGGTGTAGCCGTCGATGTCGGCGAGCTTGCGGATGACACAGTGCATCCACGGCTCACCGCGCACTTGCGGCCAGCGATCGATGATGCGCAGGTGGATGATCTGGTCGGCCGGCACGCGCTCAACCCGATCGACCTGGTGCAGGTCGAAGCGCACCTCGCCGGGATGCAGGCGACGGATCCAGTACGCGACCGGCCGGTAGAAGTCGTCGACCTCGACGCCCTGGACCACCTTCGCGCCTCGCGCGATCGGGCCCGGCTCGACGTAGTTATCCGCAATCCGCTCCGGCTCGATGAGCTCGAGCGACAGCGGCACCGCCGAATCGCCCGTCGCAAAATAGTGCAGCCGGATCAGCACTTCGCCCGCGTCGAACACCTGGCCCATCGCGAGCCGTTCGAAGTCCGCGAAATGCAGTTGTCCCGCGATGTGGCAGCGATCCGCACGGCACCAGTCCCACCAGGCCTTCTCGATGGCGTCGTTCACCGTGGCGCGCAACGTGTCGCGCGTGTTGCGGACCTCGGCCTGCATGCCGATGCCGGTGCCGATGACGTTGTTCACGATGATCCGCTTCGCTCGTTTGGCGTAGGACGAGTCCCGGATCAGTTGCCGCGATCGGTCCCGCAGCGGGCGCAAGCTCGAGTGCAGCTCGGCATTCGCGCTGCTGTTCGAGCTCGTGAAATAGTTCCCCGTGAGCCGCGACGCCTTCGCGGCCTGGTACATGCGCACCCCGCTGCGCTTCGCCGCCGGTGCGACCCAGCGCGCGATCCTGCTGCGGAACTGCTCAAACACGGTTCAGCCTCGCGTACAAATGCCGCGATCCGCCGAGCTCTGCGGCGACCTCCATCTTCCACTTGTCCCGCTCGGCGAGGAGGTCCGCCCGTGACCATCGCGAGAGCGAGCGGCCACCCACCTGATAGCTTGCCGCCGTGAGATTCGTCGGATCGGTCAGATAGGCTTCGATCATTTCGAGTGCGATGCGGGCGGTCGATCGATAGTCGACATTACCGACGGCGGCCGGGTCCGCGACTACCGTCGACCACCCTTTCTCAACCGTCCTGCGCACACTGTCCGCGATGCGCGTCAGGCTGAGCCACCAGCGGTAGGATCCCGGCAACAGACCGTCGATCGTGGTCGCGTCAATGCTCGCGATGTGCGTGTCGTCGCTGGCAGTTCCTTCCACCGAGAAGCCGAAGGTCGCATTCTCGAAGTGCCACTCGCTCGTCCATTCGGAGGCCGGATAGTCGGCAAGCGTGCGGGTCCATTCCCACGTATCGCCCCCGATCAGTTCGCCCGGGACTTGTGACGGCGTGCTCGGCACGTTACCTCCAACTGTTGACCCAGCCATTCGGCCGGCGCTGCATCGACCGACGAGCGGTCGCCTGTTTAGGCGGCACATCGGCCACCCGTTCCGGTGGCGGTTCAGTGTCCGCAACCGGCATCACATGCGCCGCTCGCCGGCCGAGCAGTGCTGCGCCACCACGCGCAATCATCGCGGCGTAGGCATACACGGTGCAGTCGAGCGCTTCCTGTCGAATGCCGAGGGAGCGCGGCCGGTACATCCGCACTCGCCGGCCCTGGCTCTGCTTCGTGACCACCGTCTCGGAGGTCAACTGCTCGAGCCAGGCGTCGTCCGTCTCGGCATCGAAATGCACGTAGCCCGGGCCCGGCGAGATGACCTTCTTCAGCCGGCCATAGATCACGTCCTTGATCGTGTCGACGCCGATCAGCCATACGTCGACCGAGCGCGCCTTCGCCCGACCGGGACGGCGCGGCCACACGAGCCGCCCGGGCCCGCCCGCACCTTTGATCGCGAATACGCGCTGTCGCTTGCGACGTGCGCAGTAGGCATAGACGGACTCGGTGAAATGACCTCCGGAGTCCACGCAGACCGCTTCGACTGTCAGTTGCCGGCCATCGTCGGTCGAAAACCGCGCCCGCAACAGCTCGTCATGCTCAGCCCACAGCGCCGATTGGCCGGGATCACCACGCAGGACGTGATGTCCGAGACGCCACGCCTCCTCCTCCGCGCCCCAGCCCCAGAACGTGCATTCGAGCCGATCGTCCTGGACGTCCGTCCCGAGCGTCACCAGGCGCACGCCCGCCGGCACGTTCTCGGCCGTGTATGGCTCGCGCCGGGACATCAGGCCGACCGCTTCGACCGTCTCGCCCGAGTCTTCCCACGTTTCGCCCAGGGACGTGTTGATCCACGTCTGCAGCGTCTCAGGCAGGCGCTTGGCCCGCAGGAACGACACGGCCATTTCGCCCCATGTCGACCAGGGCGAGTACAGCTCTGAGATGTGAAACCCGGCCACCCCGTCAAACGACTTGCAGCCGCGCCACTCCCCGCCCGCCAGCATCCCGGGCTTGTCGGCCTCGGTGAGCTCGACGCCGCAGTGCTGGCAGACGTATGCCGCCTCCTGAGGTCGGCCGTCCGGCCAGCGCACGTTTGCCCAGATGAGGCGCTGGAACTCGCCGCAGTGCGTGCACGGCACGAAGTAATAGCGCTGGTCGGACTGCTCGAAGCCGATCTCGATGCGGGAACTGCCTTTCACGGTCGGCGTGCTCCCGGCGAGGATCTTCCGGTTCCAGAACGTGCGGGCGCGCTTCACGCCGAGCGAAATCGGATCACCCTCCGTCCCGGCGCTCGCCGGGAATCGGTCGACCTCGTCGAACATCACGACCCGAATCGGCCGGCTTGCCAGTCCCGCCGGCGAGTTCGCACCCGCGATCGTCAGACGCCCGCCCGTGAAGCTCTTGTGCAGCAGCGTATTGCCACTGTCCCGCGCCTTCGCATCGGCAATCTTGCCCGTGATCGCCGGCGTGTCCCGGATCATCGGCGCCAGCCGATCCTTCGACCAGGCTTCCGCAAGCTCGAGCGTCGGCTGCACGAGCAGCATCGGCGCCGGGTCTTGATCCACATGGAACCCGACGACGTTGTTCAGTATCTCCGTCCAGCCGATCTGCGCTGATTTCTGGACCCAGACCTCCTTGACGGCCGGGTCGGAGATCGCGTCCATCATGCCCCGCTGATAGGGGGCGCGATCAGTTCGCCACTGGCCGGGCTCTGCGCTGCTTTCCGTTGACAGCCGCCGCTCGCGGTCGGCCCACTCGCTTACCGTGAGGATCGGCGGAGGCGTCCGGCTTGACCGCGTCGCCGCCCACCACTTCCGGAGATTCGACCGGCTCGAAATCGACGAACTCGGCGAGCGCGGCGATGACCTCCGCGCGGATCGCTGCGGCAATGACGTTTGCGTCCGCAATGTTCACCAGCCGTGGACTCAATTTGGTCCCAATGCCGAGAAATTTCGCCCGAGCGGCCACCTGGCACTCGGCCCAAAAGCGCACGACGTCGGCCCGTGGCGCCAGCTCCCCACGGCGCACGGCATTATCGTGCTCGACCTTCTCGGCCTGCGCCGCCGCCAGCCGCTGACGCTGATCGTCGTACTCCATGCCATCGCCAGGCGATAGGTACAGAGCGGATAACGCAATCTCGGAGTCGTAGAGATCCGCGCGGCCTTGACGTCGACGTGGACGGATGGAAGCGGCCTCGAGCAACGCCTTGACCGTTCGCCACGTCTTACCAGTCAGCTCTGCCAGTTCGGAGCCGGAAATTTCGCGCATCCTGTTGCTGCCATAGAGCCCTGTGGCTGGAAAAACGGCACGGACCGAATAACCCTCAGGGCCCATCCCGGTCCAAGGACCCGTGACACCTCATACATCCCGTCCGAGTCGCATGTTCGCCGCGAGCCGCCACCGATCGACGTACTCACGCAGGTACGCTTGTGCAGCGATGCGCTTGAAGTCGAATCGCCGCTCGTAACGTGGCGTCCTCGAGCTGAACACGAGCACTGGCTGTAGCAATCCAGGCGCCACCCTCTGGTAGACGCCCGGATGCAGTCCACTGCCAGCCTTGGCGGCGAAGTAGCCGACCCGCTTGCGTGCCTTGCCCCTGCGCTTGCTGCGGGTCGTCACGTTCTGCGTCGGGTCAGGCGAGGCGCGCAGCTGCGAGAGTATTCGCGTGATCGTGCCGGCCGGGATATTGCCCGCGGCATTGAGCTTGAACGATCGGGCCGGATACGCGTACTCGCTGTCCGTCAACGCACCGACTGCCCGCAATGCACGCTCGAATCGCTTGGCTCGACGTGGCCCGCCATATACCTCCGGGCCCAGGTACTTGACTGGAGGTGTTCCCTTGGTGGCCTCGTCCCTCAGGAACACATCCCGCTGGAATGGCCCCCGCTTACTCGCATATCGGGTCAGCATCACTGCCCGTTGCGTGAACGGAACAGGCGCGTGGAATGTTCGCTGGACCTCTGCCGTCAGGACGTCACGGACGTACTCGGCAGTCCGGTTAACCGCTTGGGCCGTTATCGCCGGTAGGTGTTCCCGCTCGATCCGCTTGAACTTGCGTTCGAGGTCTTTCGTGTCGAAGTCGATCCGGACCACTGACTCGCGACCTCAGGCGAAGAGACGGCCCCGAGCACCGGCTGTGCGACATGGGAGACAAGGGGATGACAGCCGGGTCGGGGCCGGGCTTTTGCAATTCAGCTCGGCATTACGCACCGCGCCAGCACCACCTGCGAACGGGGCTTGCGGTACAGACTGACGTCCTCACGGCGCACGGCCCAGTACTCGGCCGGCACGTCCGCCTCGCCTCCCTGCACCGTGACGGGCTCGCGACCGACGCAGTCGACCCCGACTCCGATCGTGCCGACGTCGCGGCCCACGTAGATGCCTTCGCGACCCGGTATGGAATCCCACACCGTGCTGCCGATGGTGATGGCCGTCGGCGGCTTGGGGGTCGGCGGCGTTGTGCATCCAGCCTGGGCGGTCGCCGTGCCGACGGGCAGCACAATCGTTGTGGTCGCTGGGCCAGCCAAGTCCGAATCGAGGTAAGGGCTCACGGCGCTCGTGGCGCGCACGCCGACGTAGCGCGGTCCGGCAGGCAGTCCGGTGAGGACATAGCTCGTCACGGCCGGCGCGAGAACGATCGGAGGTGCGTTCGCCACATCGCCGCTGATGGCCGAGTGGTAGATCTTGTTGCCTTTCAGGCTGACGGCAGTGCCGTCCACGTTCTGCGTTGGATTGGTCCAGCGTACCGTGGCGCTCTCCGTGGCCGCACTGCAGGTCAACGTGAAGGTCATCTGTGCGCTGGTCACGTCGGTCGTCTGCGAGCCCGAGGCGCCGGCAGGACCGGACCACGAGCCTGACTTCGTGCAGGTTGATGCGTTTGTCGCGCTCCAACTCAAGTTCGTGCTGTAGGGGCACGTACCAGTCTGCGGAGACGCTGTGAGCGACACCGTGATCTGCGTTGCCTGTGGCGTGATGGTGACGAGCTCGCCACTGTGGGCGCAGCCCGTGAAGGTCAGGGCGAGCAGAGGCAGGATCAGGCGCACGGGTTTCTCCGTTTACGTAGCTGATTCAGTTGCGCAGCGTTGCCCTTTGGATTGCGCACGGACTTGAGGTTGCAGCGGGTGCGCACGAATTCAGCAATGGGGGCAGCGGTGAAATCGCGCTGAAACTCGCTGGCGCGATCACGACAGGCGAGGAAGTCGTCCACGACCTGGTCACGGGGATTGCGTCGCATATGACGGCCAAAAGCATCCCGGGCCGCCTCATGGCAGCCGGTTTTCGGGAGTAGTGGGAGTCGGTATTGCCTCAAGGGGCAGTAACCGACGATGCGCTTTTAACCCCAAAATCCCGGGTTGTAAATGCGCACTGCGGAATTTACGCCGGCTGGACACTCAGCCGGCCCTCGATGAAGGCCCTCGCCGACTCCACCAGGCGGAAGTACGTCGTGACTGAAAGGCCGACGATCCTGGCTTTTTCGCCTGGCTGGCCTGGGATGACGTAGTGGACGTCCAGGATCAGTTTCCGCTTGGGAGTCGCCGCCCAATAGGCCGCATTGACCGCCTGAACGCTGCGGCCGGTGTAGATCTCCGGGTACGGCTGAGTGGCGTGGCCGTTGCCCTTGCCGTGCAGGCCTCGCCGATTGCCGAGCGTGCAGCGCACGGCGCCGAGGTATTCCCGTGCGGTCGCGGGATCCTCAACACCCACGATACGTCGTCGCTGCCGGGCCCAGTCCTCGATGACCCAGTCGAGTGCCTCACGGCGGCGGCGAGTCATGCGAAGACGGCAAGCGCGATCAGGGCGGCCGATCCGACGATCGCGATCACCACGAGGATCGCCTGGACGAAATGCTCGGTGTCGGGATCCATCTCGGTCCTCCTCATGGATTCTTGTCCGCGTGCCTCTGGCAGGCGTCCCGTGCGGCTTCGGCCGTCGGATAGCCGCCGATGAGATCAGGCGCTTGCCACTTCGGACGGCGGCGCCAGACCAGGAACAGCTCACGCTCGAGCTTGCCGATCAGGTTCCGGCAGATCGTGTAGCGCTTGCAGGTGCTCTCGATGACGTCGGTGATCTTCTCGCCGGTCTTCGGCGAGACGGCTTGAGCCCAAGCCTCCCGGGTTCTGAGGTCCGGGCTCATCAGGTGAGCCTGCGGGTGGCGTTAGTGAGTTCCGCTTTGAGTTTCTGGCTCCGATTCTCGGAAACGGGTTTTAACCCGTCCGGAGCGACGCCAGAGTTATCCACAGGTGTCAGGGTCGCGCGCGCGTTAGATCCGATCCTTTTAGATCCTTCCGATCCTTCCGATCCTTCCGATCCCTCACGATCCTTCGGCGCACGTTCGACGATGCGTCGTCGATCATTCGACGATTCATCGACGAATGGGGGATATCGGGACTGTTTTGGCCGGTCGATCGACTGGTGATCGCGCCACGTTGGGAGCTCGTAGAGGTCGCCGTGCTCGCCGCCGGCGTATACGACTGCGAGACGTTGGCCGACGATGTCGGCGAGCCAGGAACGCACGCTCGCCGCGCTGCAATCATCGCCGCCGAAGATCGCCGCCTTGAGCCGGCGAGGATCGGCGCAGCCGCGGCCTTCGTCGTCGGCCTGGGTTATCAGGCCAAGGAACAGCAGCCGTGCGCCATGGCTCAAGTTCATGACCTGAGGAGAGAGCCAGAGCTCGGGCTTGATCGTGCGGATGCGGGGCATGGCTACGCCTGCGTAGCCGGCGACCGAATCGTTACTCGCTGCCCGGCATCGATCGCGAGTTCGCCCAAGTAGCCGGCCAGAGCTGCCGCGTACTCCGGGCCGCGAGCGGCGATGATGGTCTTGGCAGCCTGCTGAGGATCCTTCGCGAGCTGAACCTGCTTTGCTCTGAATCCAGCTTCGATCGCGGCGGCGTTTGCAGACAGTTCGCCGCGCACGACCTTCTCCGCCAGTGCCGGCGCATCGCGCTTCAGCCGGCGCAGGGTGTAGGTAGCAGCGTTGCCATGCTGAGTAGGTCTGACATTGTCAGAGCTACGCCCATTCCCTACTTCGCCGTTCGCAGGACCAGCACTCACCGCCTCCCGGATCAGCGCCTGCGTGTCGGGGGACTTGCGGCAGAAGGCGAGCAGGTCGTCGACGCTGGACTCGAGCCCCTGCCAGAGCTGGTGCTCGACGAACGCCTCGAAACTGCGGAACGTCTCTCCGTGACGGTCGGTCGCCTTTTCCCACAGCCTGCCGCGTATGACGTTGGCGATCATGAACGGCAGTTGCTCGAATAGGTGCTCTTCGCCGCCGAGCATGGCGCGTTGCAGTTCACTGACGAACTCAGGCGGCTGCATTTGAATTTACCAGCATCGCCTTGAACATCTCCTCAACCTGCCGCATCACCTCGATCGGCTTGTTGTCCATGAGGTCGTCCAGGTTCCTGGCGCCAGTCCGGCGGAATACCGTCGACCACACCGCCTCAAAATCTGGCTTGTAGGGATTGCGCTGGATGGCCAGCTGTCGCGCGAGCCTGTTCAGTTCCGTGCGAAGTTTCTTCTTCTGCAGGTGCAGCGGCTCCCCATGCTCAACCACGGGCGGCGGGATGACGCCCATCTTTCGCATCAGGTGAGCAATCTGCGCGACGCTGACGCCGGCCAGTTGCGGGTCATCGGACTTGTAGCGTTCCGCCGCAGTGATCTCTCCGGGGTGGAATGCTTCACCGAAGTCGCTAATGGCTCCGCCGTCCTCGTGCGTCGACCCAATAGGGACAAAACAGGAATTCTCGCTGCGCTCCGTCTGCTCGCCGCCGTCCCTCTTCTTCGCGTCATGCAGGCCAGCTTCCGCTTCGTTTGATATCTGCTCGGCCCACCTGAGCAGCTGCGGAAACTTCGCCATGAACACCGTCGCGTCGCCAGGCTTGGCGGGATCATCCACGCGCACGACGCGCCCGATGAGCTGGCGGAACAGCAGTTCTGTGCCGGGACGGTTTGCCAGCACCTGCACTCGCAGACGCTTGATATCGACGCCCTCGGAAATCTTGCGAACACTGCAGATCCAACGCTGAGCGCCGCTGCGAAACCGCTCGATCTTTGCGTTCGCCTCTGAGTCTTCGTGCGTGATGACTTCCGGCGCTTCCCCGGTCAATTCACGAACGAGCTTTGCCACCTGAAGTAGGTAGCGGTCATCTGTTTCGTCGACACCAGGGCGGCAGATGATGATTCCGCCAGCATCGATATCGTGCGTGCGGTATTCGTCGAGTTTCGCGTCGGCCTTGGTGATGACTTGCTGAAGCCATTCGCTGTCTTTCTTGAAAATCACCGCGGAAGCGCGGCCGGCATCGTCGTCTGCCTTCGCCTCAGACAAGCGAACCGACTGCTCTTCACCGTTGTGGATGAACTCCGCAATACCGTCGTCGATCATGAACAGGACGGGACGGCAAACCTTCTGGGTAACGGCTTCGCGGTAGGAATATCGATGGTCAGGAATCGCGACGCCTTGGTCGTTGTACTCAACGAACCTGATCCTCTTCCCGTCGCCACGAAACGGCGTGCCGGTCATCGCGAGCGATCTCGCGGATACCGCCTGCAGTCGCTCGGCTGCATTTCCCCATACGTTCGACTCGCTGCCGTGGTGGATCTCGTCGAACACCGCGAAAAGACGCAGCCCCTTCCGCGCCCACGTCTCGATCGTGCTCACGAGGTTCGGGAGCTGTGAGTACGTCGTGATGCCGCCCGCAAACTCCTTCGGAGCGTCACGGCTCTCCTTCAGGACCGGCGTGAGCTGCACCCCGACCTTGTTCCAGTCGCCGAGAAAGCCTGCTTCCCTGTCTCCTTTGAGAGCCGTGGTAGGCACCACGACCACGCAAAACTCGATCCCCTCCCGCTCACGAACATCGCGAGCGCACAACCCGGAAAAGATGGTCTTTCCCGCTCCAGGCGTTGCCTCAAGCAAGAAGCAACCGCCCTTCTTTTCATGAAACTTGCGCAACGCGACACGCTGCCACCCTCTTGGCTCGATCATTCCCAACCTCCGATGAATCGCCGAATGGCACCCTGCGCAGAGCGCCATTGCATTGGTGATCTCGGTCACGCCGGCATCGGCGTACCGAATTACGTGGTGAGCCTCCCAGTCGTCCCGGAGAGGCCCGCCACATCGCTGACACCTGCCGTCGGCAGCGACGTACAGGTGTTTTCTTTGGGCTGACGTGAACAGCCGATTCAAAGGCACCCCCGCCCGCGGTCCACCCGCGGGAGACTCGGCCAGGCGCCGGCCTGTGGACGGAGGTATGTCATCGCGCCACCGCCCACCACAGGACGTGCCGTCGCCCGTTGACGATGCGGCACTCGCCCTGCTCCGGATCGCCCCGGCGCGCGTAGATCGGCACGAGCTCGGGTAGGCGTCGCGCGACCATCCAGCGGTCGCGCTGCATGCGCGCGGCGAGCTCGAGCGAGGTCAGCCCCGGCCAACGTCTCAGAGCGGCCAGAACCTCGAGCTGCTGCCGGCCGAGCTCGCCCGATGCCTTGATGGCCTCTGCGGCCTCGTGACTGGTGACGACGTCCGTGCGTCGGGCGCGCGGCGTGTCCGTGAGGAGTTCAGCTCGTGGCCATCCACCGAGCGCCGGGACTAAGTCCAGTAGGCTTAGTTGCTCGCTCATTCCCGTCCCTTCCCTGAAGTTCCATCGCGTGGGAACGCCTGCGCGAGTAGGACGGCGTCGTGAACGCGCTTACGGATCACCGGGACGAGCAACGCTTCGACGTAGTCGCCGATCGTGACGCCGTCGATTTCGCAGATGCGCAGCAGCGCGCGGTGATCGTCGTAGTCGATCTTGGTGCGCACGTCCTGCCTCGGGAGGGTCACCGCATGAGCCTCAGACGGTTGGCAGCGGGTAGATGTCGGGGCGAAGCTCGTGACGCGATACGCCGGTCGTTTTTTCGATCTGTAGGACTCGCTCGGCCGGGACTCGGCGGCGGAATTTCTGCACAGCCTGATAGGTTACGCCGAGCGCCTGAGCCAACTGTCGCTGGCCTCCGACGATCCGGATAGCTCGGTCAATGGGCGATTCATGGTCGTTCATGCAGTCGAATCTACAACCGATAGTTGCAGCTAGTCAACAACTGATTCGTGGCCGTATTGCGTACACCATGCAACCAGTGGTTGCGGCAGCTAAAGACGATGAGCGGAAAGCGTTTGCCAGGCGGCTAAACGAGGCCATCGATCGCATCGCCGCAGCGCCTCAGCGCGGACGGCCAGCGTGGCTAGTCATTCAGTTGAGGCGCACAGATCCGCGCCTGAAGCTGTCGCAGGAAGCCGTTCGGAAATGGCTGTCGGGCGAGTCGATGCCCGACCAGACGCACATGGCGATGCTTGCCCGGCTCGTCGATGTCGACAGCGATTATCTGCACACTGGCAGGCAGACCAAGACTCACGAACGCCACGGCGTTCGTGATGGACGTCCGAAGTACCACGGCGTCATCGTGTCGCACGAGGGCGCGATGCTGGGGGCGGAATGGGACAAGTTGCCGGATGATCTGCGGCAAGCATTGGCGATGCAGATACACTGCCTGGTCGCCGCGAAGGTTCGAGGCGAGCTTTCGGAACTCAAGACCAAGGCCGCCAAGGCGCCTCGGAAAACGATTCGGCCTGATGCAGTAAACGAAGTTCAGAATTGAACCTCACATGCCATCTGTGCCACCCGCTGTACACGCCGCGATCGCAGCAGCTGCGATATTCGCGCTCGCCGTAGCCTTCCGTGAGCGGACCCCCGGTCAAACCGTAGTCGAAGCAGGCAATGCTGCCGCTGAAGCCGCGCGAAATCGCATCGACAAAGGGCCGGAGATCCAGGCCGATCGCGCGAGATTCATCGCGCAATTACAGGCCGAGGGTGTTCTCGGGAAGGTCAACTGCAGCACCTATGCTGCCGACGCCAAGGTCACGGCCGCATTCGATGCACTGCCGTTCGATGAAAAGCAGAGCGCGCTCGGTGTCGTGTATGCGTTCTGCTTCGACAGCAAGAAACTCGGCAATTTCGTAACCCTCCGCAGCCAGACGACCAACAAGGATCTCGGCACCTATACGGTCGAGCGCGGGCTGGTCATCGAGTAATCCGCAGCGGTTTTCGCGGCCTGTGTCACAGGTCGAATCCGTCTCACCCGCTACTGCAACTATTGGTTGTTGACGACTGCAACCAGTAGTTGTAGTCTGCATCCCACGCCCGCGCACCGGGCATGGGAGACAAGAGATGCCTACCGCCAAGACCGCCCTCGAACTGATCGAGATCGCCGAAGCCTATGCGCTCAACAGTTCCGCTGCGGCCGCGTGCCTCGCCAGCGCGCGGATCTGCTTCATCGACCGCAACTACCGTAGCGCGGCCAATCGCGCGCTCGGCTCGCTGGAGAAGTCCGTCGGGATCTTCGACGCCCAGTACATCCGCGCCGCCGCGCTCGTGAAGGAGGCCGCGTGACCTCCTTCGACACGACTGCCTTCTTCGACCTCGCCGGCACCGTCGTCCAGGGCGGCTACGCGATCGCCATCCTCCTCGGCCTTCTCACGCTCGCAAGGCTCACGCGATGAACCCGCAAGACGCACACGAGGCCGCGCTCGAATTGCTCGCCCAGGTTCCTGCGAGCCGCTCGGACTCCGCGATCAAGCGTGCGCTGCGCCTGGCGTGGCTGCGCGGGTACACGGCGGCGCTGGAGGCCGATCGCAAGCTGCAGCGCGAGATCGGCAATCTGCCGGAATCTGACACTGCCTCCGACACGCCGCGCCAGCTCTCCTGCGGCTGCTGCACCGGCATCGCCGTCGACGGTGACCCGATGCGACTCGACCAGTGCGTCTGCATGGTCCACCAGGACATTCCGCGCGGCAGGCCCTCGCGCTGCTGCGCATTCCACCGACCCTCACGCTCACAAGGAGCCGTTGACCATGCCAGAGACTAATCCTTCGCCCGCCCGCCTCGTGATCGCGATTCTCGATCGCGGCTGGGTATTCATCGGCCGCGCGACCGAGACGCCGGCGGCCGTCCAGCTCGAAAACGCCGACTGCGTCCGCCGATGGGGCACCACGAGAGGCATCGGCGAACTCGCGCTCGACGGCCCTCGCTCCGAAACCAAGCTCGATCCGGCAGGCACGGTGACCGTACCTCGCACGGCCGTGATCGCGCTCATCGACGCGAACGAATCGTCATGGCCGGGCCGATAAGTACGCTGCCTAAGGACGGCTTCGGCTACGGCTTCGGCTACGGCTACGGCGACGGCGACGGCTACGGCGACGGCTACGGCGACGGCTACGGCTACGGCTTCGGCTACGGCTACGGCTTCGGCGACGGCTTCGGCTTCGGCTACGGCTTCGGCGACGGCGACGGCTACGGCTTCGGCGACGGCGACGGCTACGGCGACGGCGACGGCGACGGCTACGGCGACGGCTACGGCTTTCCGGGGACTACATCGTGATCGACGAGACCGCAGTGCAGTTGTTCTGGATGGGCGCCATCGTGCTCGGCTTCATCGTGCCGCTCATCGTGGGCGCGATCTACATCGAGTTGTTAGCGCCCAAGTCGCGCGCCTGGCTGCGCCGCGTCCGCGGCATCGAGGCCGGCAAGCGCGCGATGTCCACGCACAAAGGGAGCTGAGCCGTGAAGACGAAGAAGCGAGCCGGCGCAGCGTCGGCGGAGATGGCACCATCGACCCCGGCGCCATTGCTCGAGCCAGGTGTCGTCGCCGTCATCCTGACGGGCCATGTGCACCCCGATCCAGATCAGCCGCGACGGAGCTTCGACGAGAAGGCGCTCGAGTCGCTCGCAGACAACATCCGCGAGCGTGGCGTGCTGCAGCCCATTCTCGTCCGCCAGGACGGGGCGAGGCTCCTGATCGTCGACGGTGAGCGCCGCTGGCGCGCAGCGAAACGCGCCGAGCTGCCGATCGTCCCGGTGCTACTGACGCCTCCAGCCGAGAGCCAGCAGCTCCGCCTCGACCAGCTGAGCGTCAACGAACTCCACGAACGCCTGAAGCCGATGGATCTCGCGCACGTCCTGCGAGGCCTGCGCGACGCCGGCAAGACGACGAATGACATCGCCGCGACACTCGCCAGGCAGGGCCACCCGGCGATGAAGCCTGCGGCCATCGATCAGCTCGCCAAACTCACCGATCTACCCGCCTGGACGCAGGAGCTCGTCAACGACGACCGGCTCGAGATCAAACACGCCGGCGAGCTGCTCGGGCTCCTCGAGCGGCCGGGACTCGAAAAGCATGTCCGCAAGTCGATCCAGCAGGCCTTGAGCTATGCCGGCCAGCTGCTCGGCCACAACGTCCGGCACGCCGGCGACCAGGCGCTCGCGGCGGCCGGCGGCATCGACCTCGACAACATCGAATCGTGGCACTCCGAGCCGCGGGTGCACTTCGCGTGGAAGACCCGCTGCAAGGGCTGCGAGCACCTGCAGCGCTGGGCCGAAGGCGCGTTCTGCATGAGCAAGAAGCGCTTCGAGGAGCACAACCAGGAGGCTAAGGACGCCGGCCTGCTCCCGGGCGGCAGACTCCCCGAGAAACCGAAGCAGGCAAATGGCAAGGCGGCTGAAAAGGCCGCCAACGAGAAGTGCGAACAGCGCGAGGCCTCGCTCGGCGAGAAGGCTCGCGCCTACCTCCACGCCTACCTGTGCGTGGCGCTCGTCCAGGAGCTGCCGAGACGCGATTCGCTGCAGATCGCGCTTTCGATCTGGCGCGCATTGAAGTCTCCGGGCAGCAACGGCTCGCGAGGCGCCTCGGCCGTCGACGCCGCGATCCCGGCGAGCTACCGCTCGATCGAACAGATCACCGGAGAACTGTCGGTCGACCAGCTGCAGAAGGCCGCGTTCGATGCGGCACTCAACGTCATCAACGAACTGCCATGGCGCGAGGTGCACGCGCTGTCGCGCCAGCTGTGGGGCGATGACCTGCACCTGGTCTGGAACCCGGAGGAACCGTTCCTCGACTTGATGCGCAAGGCCGAGCTTGCCCACCTCGCGCAGGTCCACAAGATCGATCTGCCCGAAGGCCGCAGGTCTTGGGACGCGCTCAAAGGGGCAGAGATCAAGGCGGCGTTCA